GAAACATAATGAGAGGGAACTCCTTTCTGATATATTGATGATAATATTATAATATGATAATGAGAAAAAGGCAATTTATAGATGCTGTTTTTTGTTGACAAAGAACATATGTGCTGATAATATGAAAGTATTATCATATGTGAAATAGGAAAAGGGTCTATTGAAGGGAGTGTAGTGTGATGTATGTGTGAAAAAAATTAACAGAAAGAAATGGGGATGTTTTCATTATGAAAGAGAAGGAATTTCAAAAAATAGTAAAAAAAGAAAGACTTCAGATGAAAAAAAAGCTGTTCAGATGGGGAAGGACGCTTGATTTTTGTCAAAGAAAGCAAAGAGAAATTGATAAACTTCAAAAAATGGTAAAACAGTTTTTTATATTGGGGAAAAACGCACCATTTTTAGGAGAAGAAGACGTTACTTTAGAAGAAGCAAAACAACTTTATGAGAAAGAAATAACAAAAATTGTAGAATACATTAAAAAAGAGATGGAAGAATATTCCAAAATGGAGAGATATGTAGAACAATTAGAATATGAGGAACAAATATTTTTAAAACTGAGATATGAAAAAGAATATCAGTATGACTATATATCATTACAACTTCATAAAAGTAGAGCAAAATGTTTTAGAGACCACGATGTGATATTAGATAAATTAATTTTGATATGTAAAGAGCAAAAATTAGCAGCATAAGTAGAAGAAAATACTGCTAAAAATATGAAAAAAATTGTAATAAAAAAAGATGAGACTTTTTGAGATTTTGAAAAATATATTCTGTACAGGAAAGGGGGAAAGAAATGAAAAAAAGCTTGAGTAAAAATGAAATTGTATTTTGCCGTCTGAAAGTAGAAGGAAAAACAGATTTGCAGGCAGCAAAGGAAGCAGGCTATGTAGAAGAATATGGAAAAAACTTGTTAAAAAAGGAATATATACAAAATGAAATAAAAAGATTGCAAGAAGAAAAGAAAAAAGAAGAAATAGCAAATGATACAGATATATTGCAGTTTTTAACAAGTGTAATGAAGGGAGATGCTTATAAAGAAAAAAATGATGGTGTTATGAAAGATAGAATGAGGGCAGCAGAGTTGCTGGGGAAAAGACAAAATGTGTTCGAACAAACAGATAGTAAAAATGATGTAGTAATTATAGTAGATGATATAGTAAATAAAGGGAAGTGCTGAAAAAAATGGAAGAAAATAAAATTCAGCTTTCAAGATTAATTGCGAAATCGTTTTATGAAGTGCATAAAGATATTTGGAATGAAAAAAGTACACATTATTGGTTAAAGGGAGGAAGAGGAAGTACAAAATCATCATTTGTTTCATTAGAAATTGTGCTGGGGATAATGAAAGATAATGAAGCGAATGGAGTGGTGCTTAGGAAAATAGGAGTGCATATAAAAGATAGTGTGTTTGAGCAAATATGGTGGGCAATATCTGTTTTGGGAGTAGAACAACAGTGGGAAGGAAAATTGTCGTCACCGTTGGAAATAACATATAAAAAAACGGGACAAAAAATATTGTTTAGAGGGGCAGATAATCCAAGAAAAATAAAATCCATAAAATGCCGAAAGGGATATGTAAAATATATATGGTATGAGGAAACAGATGAATTTTCAGGAATGGCAGAGATAAGAAATATAAATCAGTCGTTGATGAGAGGTGGAAAAAAATTTGTAGTATTTTATACCTATAACCCCCCTAAAAGTAAAATGAATTGGGTAAATAAAGAAGTAGAAAGAAAAAGAGAAGATAAATACATACATCATAGCACTTATGAATAAGTGCCCCAACAGTGGCTGGGAGAGCAATTTTTTATAGAAGCGAGACATATAAAACAAGTGCAACCCGAAATATATCGACATGAATATATGGGAGAAGTAGTCGATACAGAATGGACAGTATTTCAAAATATAGTATTGAGGGAAATTACACAAGAGGAGATAGCCACATTTGATAATGTAGCGAGAGGATTGGATTGGGGATATGCAATAGACCCGCTGCACTATACGGTAAATCACTATGATAAAACAAGGAGAAAACTCTATATATATTTTGAGATACAAAAAAGAGGATTAAGTAATAGAAAAGCATATGAAATGATAAAACAAGAGAATAAGCAAAATGGGGTAATTGTGGCAGATAGTGCAGAACCAAAATCTATTGCAGAAATGCAGTCATATGGGTTGAGAATGATAGGAGCAAAAAAAGGGCCTGATAGTGTAAATTATGGTATAAAATGGCTGCAAAGTCTGGAGGAGATAGTAATAGATGAAATAAGATGTCCTAATACAGCGAGGGAGTTTTTGGAGTATGAATTGGAAAGAGATGTCAATTTTGATTGGCTGTCAAGATTTCCAGATAAAAATAACCATTCAATAGATGCGGTTCGATATGCAAGGGAATATGATATGAAAAATGTAACAGTAATATAAGGAAGGAGGGAAAAAATGTATATCACAGAATTAGAATTGATGAAAGCAAAATTGCAATTAGAAAGGAAATGGAATGAAAGTGAATTGTTGAAAATGCTCATAGCAGAGGATGAAAATAGTAAAAGAAAAAAAGAAATGATAGAAGGAGAAAAATATTATTGCTGTGAGCATAATGTGTTGCAAAAGAATTTTTCAGTAAGGCATTTTTCAGAAACATATAGAAATGCAGAAGGGGAAGAACAAGAAAGAATAAAATTACTTTCTAATCCAAATAGAAGTAATCATCATATAGTATGTCCATTTCATCATATTTTGGTAGAACAAAAAGTTTCTTATTTGGTAGCAAAAGAACCAAGTATATTGGTAAGAGAAGAAAAAGGGAAAGAAATAACAGAATATGAAAGATATATGACAACAGTAACAAATGAAATATTTAATGGAATGTTGTATGAATGGTTAGTTGGAGCATCAAATAAAGGAATAGAATATGTTCATATTTACTATGATAAAGAGGGAATATTGCAGTATTGTGTTGTACCAGCAGAAGAATTGATTGTATTTTATAATTCTGTAAATAAAAAAGAGATAGAACAGGTAATACGATATTATCAATTTGTAATAGTGGAAAATGGGAAAGAAAAGACAGTAAAAAAAGTAGAATGGTGGACAAAACAAGATGTCACATATTATATAGAGAAGGGGGATGGAAGTTATGAAAAAGAAGGACAACAAAAAATAGGACATTGGACAGTAGTAAAAGGAAAAGAGGAAGGAATAGAAAGAGAAGAACATGGCTGGGGGAAAGTACCTTTTGTAGCACTTCGAAATAATAGTAAAGAAATGTCCGATTTAAAAATGATAAAGGGATTGGTAGATGCTTATGATTTAATTTGTAGTGAAGGAACAAATAGCTTGCTTGACTTGGTGGAATTGTATTGGGTGATAGCAGGATATGGAGGAGAAACAGCAAATGCCATAACAAAAAAATTGCAAGTAAATAGGGCAGTGCAAATTTCAGATGCTTCCGGAAAAGTAGAAACAAAACAAGTACATTTGCCTATAGAGGGTAGAATAGAATGGCTGAAATTGTTGAGAAAAGATATATTTCATTTTGGTATGGGAGTAGATACAGATAGTGAAAGATTGGGGAATGCACCAAGTGGAGTATCATTAAAATTTCAGTATGCTATGTTCAATTTAAAAATCAATGGCATAATACCTGAAATTAAAAAAGCATTGAAAGAATTTTTCTGGTTTTTGATAGAAGATAATAATAGAAAAAAAGGTACAGAATATGATGTAAACAAATTAGATTTTAAATTAAATATGAATGGCATTACAGATGATATGGAAACAGTAAATATGATAACAGCATCAAAGGGCATTGTAAGTGAAAAAACACTTTTAGCACAGCACCCATTTGTACAAGATGTTAATAGTGAAATGGAAGTCATAAAGCAAGAAAAAGAAAGGAATGAAAAGTATGATGCAGATGGAGAAAATGGAAAAGCAGGAACAGTACAAAACAAAAGAACAAGAGTATCAGCAGAAAATAGCACAGTTAAAAAAGGAAAAAGAAGAATTGAAAAAGAATTACAATGAAAAACTGAAACAGTATGTAGTGCAATCTGCATTAAAACAAGCAGGCGGAAGAAATACAAAAGCATTGCTTGCTTTCATAGATTTGGAAAACATTATATTGAATGATGATAATACTCTGGAAGGGTTGGACATCAAACAATTAAAAAAAGATGTGCCTTATCTTTTTGAGGAACAAAACGAAAACAAAAAAATAGAGGGTACTGGTTATCAATCTACTAATAAAAAAGTAGATAAAAAAAGTGATATAGCAAAACAATTTGAACAGGCATTAATGAGAAGATAATAAAATATAATTAAAGGAGAGGTATAATATG